ATTGCCCTCTTCAAGTGCTTTACCAAAAATATTGTCTCCAAAGAAAATCTCATATCTTTCATCAGAGATTTCTTGAAGAAAATATGCTTTTGACTCTCCACCAATATCAAATAAACTATCTTGGTTTGAGTATTTTGTTAAAGCAGAGGAATTTTCGTTATTTTTTACTGTTACCGAAATAAGGGACGTGTCAACACCAGAATTTGGTAAAATAAACTTCTGATTAGGGATTCTAGTGCTATATGTAAAATTAGAACTTAATAAAGTTCCCTCATAAATTGAAATATCATTGAAACTTGCTATATTATTGAATACCGGTACTGAAATATCATCTAAAATACAAAATGTTTTAGATTGATTTCCAAAACTGCCGGTTGTTGTTGCTACAATACCTTTATGAAGGGTAATTGTTGCTGGGGTAGGTGAAATATTACTTGTATCTACAAAAAAACTAACTGTTGCTCTTGATGATTGCCTAGATCTAGGAACATACCCTATATTTCTTGCTAAAGCAACAATATTTTCTCGTAATGTTGCAGTATCAATGAAGACCTCATTCGCAACCATGTTTGCGTTGTATGAGGAGATATAAGTGTTGTATGCTAATACATCAAGAATTGTTGAAAGGTTCGATCCTTCAAAGTCATAATCCGTAAAATTGGAATTTGACTTAAGATAATCTTTAAGTGTTGTCTTAACTTGATCGAAATCTAAGTTAGTGTAATTAGCGAGTGGCATTTTTATCTATTTGACTGCAAGACGAATTGTAACTCTTGAGGTGGGATGTCAGCTCCAACAATGTCATATCTAATAATTACATCAAATGCATTCCCATCAAAGTCAGGAAGAACTTTAACTTCCCTTAAATTAACTCTATCTTCAAAATTAACAATTGATCTTTGAATTTGATCTCTTATGTTTGAAGCAGAAATGTCATCAATATTTTCAAATAAGGATTGACTTACATCAGAACCAAAGTCCTCTTGAAAAAACTTTTCTCCAGGAACTGTAAAAACAATATTACGAATTGATCTGGAGATAGCATTTTCATTTTTAAGTGCAATCAAGTCATCATTTAAGGGATTTGCCTTAAATGACATGCTAATATCCTTAAATCCTTGACTTACCCTTTCTAGAGGCACAAAAATACGGCGATTATAACTTATTTATTAAGGCATTTAATTAAAATTCATTCAATGTTTGAGAAGGAATAATAGTATACTCCTCTTCAGTCTCAAAAATCTCAGTATTTTTGCGAGAATCGCGTTTTTTGGGAGTTTGATCATCATTAGCAATCTCTCTTAGCATTTTTTGATGCTGATCGTTTGCTAAATTGTCTAAAAAATCATGATTAGTCATCATTGTTCTCCTTTTTTGGTGAATTTTCTTGTTCTTTTGCTGTTTTCCAAAAATATTCGTCTTCACGACCCATTCCAAGTCGATCAAAACCATTTTCAACCTGATAATATTGAGTTGATACCTTAAAATCAGGCATTTTAGGTTCAACAGGTGTTAAACTGTTGTCAAAAATCCGCATTCTATTGTTTGGATACAGTGCATACTGTCCATTATTCAATTCAATTAGATTATGTGACTTATGTTCAGCAGGATTTTCACTTGTTGCATAATCAACGACCTCTGGATCCTGATGATAGTTGTCTAAAGTACAAATATATGTACCTTTTTGTATACCATGGTCACGAGTATATAATTCATAATCCATACTACCGATAAATTGCTTAGTAACTGATACAACACCATAATCCATACAATTCCAAAATTGTAAATTAGGTAAACTCATATCAGGATCAGGTAATTCAGGTTCAGATACAAATGCACTGATAGGTAACTTATCGTACATTGCAGCATATTCAGGTAAATAAGTTTCAAAATAAAAAGTGCGCCCAGGAATCGACTTTGCCGATACCCAGACGCCTTTAACAAATTCACCATGACCACTTTGATGATCAGTTAGATATTCTTTACGAACCCATACTTCTACAGATGGAAGATTACATATAAGTGCTGACATGATGTATTCATATAACTACACTATTTACCCTGTCCGCGATATCTTTTCTTTGCCCCATTACGAGACGACGCGGCGTATTTTGTATGCTTACCATTCCCTTGACGAGTGTTCTTCGGATGTGACTCCACAAACTCTGTACCTGATAATGATTTCCGTACTGCCATAATAATCTCCTAGTTAAATTACACGAGTCTTTTCGTGACCAACGCGAATGCGAGGGTCACACCAAATATCCATACCTTCCTCTTTGGCATCTAAACAGAATGAGACATCCTCACCACACATGTCTTGAACACTACCAGACTCAAAGACTTGCATCTTAGGTGCAAACCATGGATACTCTAGATTCTCAAATACTCCCTTCTTGATCAATACCCATCCAAAACCTGTGTAGTCTACAGTGAATGGTTTCTTACGCTTACCAATTGAATCAACAGTTTCATGATTCATCACTCCACCATTCTTACGGAAGTCATCCTCCTCTAACCAGTGTGCGACAGAAGTTGTGTGACCATCCTCAGTTGCATACCAACCACTTACAATCTCTTTCTCTTCTCCTTCTTCACTGATTGCCATGTCACATAGTTGCCAAAACTTATTAGTGTCAAAAACAATATCACTATCGATCCATAACTGATAATCATATTCTAATTTACCATCCCAAGGAATCTGCTTAGGACCGCGCAATACATTTGCACCTAAAACCTTACAACGGGCAAAATTAACCATTGATGAGTAGTCTTGACTAATCTGAATACTCATTCCATTCTGTACCATATCAAAGCACAGTTGTACAAAGTTCTTTAGAAAGGTAAATGAACATCCACGTCCAGGTAGACAGAAAACAATGGTCTTACCTCTCATCCTTTCTTTGATTGCTTGATAGTCCCACTCTTCTGCTTTCTTCGTGGGTGCTTTTGCTTTAACCGTGAATCCTTTAGCCATAAGTTGAATTAACCTTCAAGTCAATTATAACGTGTAATATGTAGTATGTCAATATTAATCTTACAGTTAGTATGAATGTTCCTGCCCCTCCATGGGGGTTTTTACTAACTCCTCATATGACAAATCCTCAAGTTCATAATCAGTCTTCATTAGACCAACCATTCCCTTGAGGGTTTCCCATGTCTTATTAAATTGTCCCTCACTTAGATTGTTATATAAACACTCTTCCTTTGCATAGATGTGATAAACCTTTTCCATTAGAATTTTTTACCCGGAATTTTTTTTAGCAGTATGAATTCATCTTTCGCATTATATATGAAGGTCGATCTGTCACCTCTGTAGGTTAGGGTAGTATGCCGTTTTTATATACGCCCCCATAAACCAACGGAACTGTCATATCACCCCTGATCATATCACGGAGACTAACTGATGTCAACCCCCGTGTCACAAAGTATCAACAATAGACTGCTACATCACCACCGGACAGGCACACTCAGGTCCTCTACGTAACTGTCAATTACCTGCTCATTTCCCTCTAGTTCAAAGAGGTTCTCCCAATCAATGTTGTGTGGGTTGAAGTCTTCTAGCACCTCAATGTCCAACGTAATGCGATAACGCTGTTTCTGTGCCTGACTGATAGCGACTGACATAAGTGGTGTCCTGGTGGTGTGACTTTACTAGTATAGACTGCCGGAGCGATATTGTCAATCTTCCAATCAGTATTTATAAGAAACACTGATATTTTTGTACTGTCAATCCCTGGTAAAACTTATCGCCGCCCTCTTGACATTTCTGCGCGTTCGTGATAGACTGCTGGCAAAGATCACTACCCCTGAGCACATTAAAACACACATTTATCCACAGAAATACACCTTTCTCCACAGATAAATCATACCTTTTCCACAGACTTGTGAATAACACTATAAAATAGCAAACCATATTTATAATACCATTTAAAAACGTTTTTTAATGAATAACGGTATTAAATGATACAAATAAAGGGAGAACTATCCCCCTCTACATGTTATTCAGTTGTATGTCTTATCTAATCAATAGAGTGCTTCAATTGCCTCCAGGATGAGAAGAATATCGTTACCATTCTCAGCAGTTTCGAGAGCAGCAAGGAGATCAGAATTAGACATTTAAAAGTGTTAGTTAAGGTGTTTGTTTGTTCTGGGTCTTACGCTGAATACTGTGCAGCCCAGAGTGTTACTTAGTAGTTA